GCCGCAATGAGTCAAGGCGGTGGTCTTGGTATTTACGGTGACTTCCTATTTGGTGAATATAGTCGTTATGGGCGTTCATTCTTGTCTACCTTGGCAGGTCCTACCTTCGGACAAGTTGACGATCTAGCTGAACTATGGACACGCTTTAGGACTGGCGAAGATTTTGCCGGTAACGCAATGCGAATGGTAATTAATAATACCCCATTTATAAACCTGTTTTATACAAGGCAAGCGCTTGATTATTTATTTTTGTACGAGTTGCAAGAATTAGCTAATCCAGGGTATCTTCGTCGCATGGAAGGCCGTATAATGAGAGAAAATGACCAGGAATTCTTTATACCTCCTAGTCAACAGGTACCTTACGGGGGCAACTTAAGAGGTCTAACACAATGACAGTACAGACAGAACTAAGACGAGTTGTACAAACTGGTAACGGTGCTACCTCGACTTTCTATTTTAATGCCCCAGTCCTTGGTCTTGATGACTTAGATATTTATACTGTTACGACGGCTGGTGTACAAACACTTCAAACTAGAGGTGGAGCTGGTACCTTTGACTATACGATGACGATTAATGCGTCAACAAAATACGCTACTATTACCTTAAATAATAACCTTACGAATGGCTTTAAGATCGTAATGCTAAGGTCTACTGCCATTACACAAGGTGTAGACTATGTTGAAGGTGATCCATTCTTAGCTGAAACCCACGAAGGTGCCTTGGACCGCTTGACCATTATTGCTACGCAATTACAAGAGCAATTAGATCGTTCAGTTAAGGTTGTTGAAACTAGTACAACTACTGGAATTAAGATTGAAGAATTAGAAGCTGACAAGATCTTAGTGGTTAACTCAGCAGCTGACGGCTTAACCATGGGACCTACTTTAGCTGAGGTTGACACGGTTGCTGATCACATAGCGGACGTTCAAACAGTGGCTGCAAGTATTGCCAGTGTAAATACTGTAGCATCAGACCTTAATGAGGCCGTATCAGAGATTAATACGGTAGCAGTTAACATCACTAACGTCAATAGTGTTGGTACATATATTGCTAGTGTAAATACTGTAGCAACTGGAATTGCCAATGTTAATACAGTGGCTGATGACCTTAATGAGGCAGTATCAGAGATTCATACGGTTGGTACAAATATTGCTAACGTCAATACTGTAGGTACTGACATCACTAATGTCAACACGGTTGCTAGCGGCATAAGCAATGTAAACACTGTTGCTACAAATATTGCTAATGTAAACACTAATGCTACAAATATTGCTTCAATTAATACCAACGCTACAAATATTGTAGCTATTCAAAATGCATCTACTAATGCTACAAATGCGGCTAGTAGTGCAAGTGCCGCGGCAACAAGCGCAACGAACGCAAGCAACTCAGCAAGCGCGGCATCGACTTCTGCCAGCAATGCGTCAACAAGTGCAACCAACGCAAGCAATTCAGCATCGACGGCCACAACACAAGCCACGAACGCCGCCAGCTCTGCAACTGCATCAGCTAATTCAGCAACATCCGCGGCGGCTAGTGCCGCAAGTGCGGCCGCCTTGTTGGATAACTTCGATGATCGTTACCTGGGCGCGAAAGCATCTGATCCGGCCCTGGATAATGATGGCAATGCTTTAGTAACTGGCGCTTTGTATTTCAATACAACCGATGGCGTGATGAAGGTTTACACGGCATCGGGCTGGATCGCCGCGTCATCTGCCTCAGTCGCAACTCTCGCGACGTTTGAGTTTGTAGCGACTGCCGGGCAAACAGTATTTACTGGAGCTGACGCAAATAGCGCAACACTATCTTATGTAGCTCCAGCGCTGATCGTTACCTTGAACGGTGTTCGCTTGCGTCCTGGCGACGACTACACGGCCACGAATGGTACATCGATCACGTTAGTAAGCGCCGCGGCATTGAACGATGAGCTAGTCGTTGATGCGTTTGGATCTTTTCTGGTGGCGAATACTTATACGATTGCCCAGGCTGATGCACTACTAGCAAATAAGGTATCTCAAACATCATCGACTGGTGCGGCAACAATGCCAGTCGGTACAACGGGTCAACGCCCTGGCACTCCCGCGACTGGTATGTTTAGGATGAATAGCACAACTGGAAATCCAGAGTGGTATGACGCAACAAATTCTGTTTGGGTTGTATTTGGCGAGACAGTAAATTATTCCGTGGAATATTTGGTTGTAGCTGGGGGTGGTAGTGGCGGTTCTATTACTACTGGTAACTATTGTGCTGGTGGCGGCGGAGCTGGTGGATATTTAGCAACGACTGGTTCAGTTTCTCCTTTAGCTTCTTACACAATTACAGTCGGGGCTGGCGGTTCTGCTCCTGGTCCTGGATCAGGATTTGGTAACGATGGCTCAAATAGTGTTATTTCTGGAACTGGTATATCCGCTACATCAATTGGCGGTGGTGGTGGCGCTCGTGGCGAGCCAAATGTATCAACGCCAATCAATGGTCGCTCAGGCGGTTCAGGCGGTGGCGGTTGTAACGACGGTGCTGGCGCATCAGGGACATCAGGTCAAGGTACTACTGGTGGAAATGGAAGTTCAGCTGGTACCGGTTATGGCGGCGGCGGCGGTGGCGGTGCTGGTGCAGTAGGATCTGCTGGCTCTAGTGCCGGTGGTGGAGCTGGTGGCGCTGGCCTTAACTGGCAATCACTTGGGACTTTCTATGCTGGTGGCGGTGGTGGTGGAGGATATAGTGGTGGTCAGGGAGGAGCAGCTGGAAATGGAGGAGGCGGTGCTGGTGGCGGTGGTACAACTGGTTCTAACGGCACAGCAAATCGTGGTGGTGGCGGTGGTGGAACTGGTTCTTCTGTTTCAAATTTTTCAGGTGGCGGTGGCGGATCAGGGGTTGTAATTATCCGTTACCTTGGTTCACAGAAAGGTACAGGCGGCACCGTTACTTCTTCCGGCGGCTACACTTACCACACATTCACAAGCTCCGGCACATTTACGGCATAAGGAATTGACATGGGAAAAGCACGAAACTTAGGTAGGGCCGCCCAGGATACAAGCGCATCCGGTACTGGTGGATTTGATTTGCCGGCCGGTACAACGGCCGAGCGTCCAGGATCTCCGACTGCTGGAGAGATTCGTTATAACACAACGCTCGAAGCTCTTGAAATGTGGGAGGGTGCGGCATGGACAATTGTTAAATCTGTTTTTACTGCAACGGGTGGAACCACTTACGATGTTGCCGGTTTTCGTTATCACAAATTTATATCAAGTGCAAATTTTGTAGTTACAAAAGGAGCTACTACGGTTGAATACTTGATTGTTGCTGGCGGTGGTTCCGCCGGGGGTTATGCTGGAGGTGGTGGCGCTGGTGGTGTTGTATCCGGAACTGCTACCGCAACAGTAGGTACCGGAACGTATTCCGTTGTAATTGGTGGCGGGGGTGTTAATCCAAACTTTAATACAAATACAAATAATGTTGGCACAAGCGGCACCAATTCTTCTGCCTTTGGTGTGTCTGCAATAGGCGGTGGCGGTGGTGGAAATGGTGGAGATAGTGGATTAAGCGGCGGCTCCGGTGGTGGTGGAGGGTATAACTCAAATGGAGGTGCCGGAACTGCTGGTCAAGGAAATGCCGGAGGCTCTGGTCAATACGCGAACCCGTACGCATCTGGCGGCGGAGGCGGGGCTGGTGGAACCGGTGGCAATGCTTACAACTCTGGATATTATAGTGGTCCAGGCGGTATTGGAACTGCCGCTTTTTCTGAGTGGGCATCTGCAACATCTTCCGGAGCATCCGGTTATTATGCCGGTGGGGGCGCTGGTGGTGTTTCAGCTGGCTCTACATATAACTCAGGTGGTGTCGCTGGTGCTGGTGGCGCAGGTGGTGGTGGTAACGGAGGTGTTGGCGGCGTTGGCAGAAGCGCAGGAGCCGCAAATACAGGGGGCGGGGGCGGTGCCGGTGGATATGACGGAAGTGCAGATCGTTATTACCCAATGAGCGGCGGCTCAGGAATAGTAATTATTCGTTATCGGACTTAATTAGGAGAAAACATGGGACATTTTGCAAAAGTAAACAATGGCATCGTTGAGCAAGTCATCGTTGCCGAACCTGAATTTTTTAATACGTTTGTTGATACATCGCCTGGGCAATGGATCCAAACTTCATACAATACTCACGCCGGCGTTCATGCAAACGGTGGTACTCCATTGCGTAAGAACTATGCTGGCATTGGTTATACATACGACGCACAACGTGACGCATTTATTCCGCCTAAACCATACGCAAGCTGGACCCTAAACGAATCAACTTGTTTATGGGACGCACCAGTCGCAATGCCAACTGATGGCGGTCGTTACAAATGGGATGAGCCAACAACATCCTGGGTAGAAGTAACACATGAATGAAACAGAAGCACGGTTAAATAGTCACGAGGCGGTTTGTGAGCTGCGCTATGATAGCATTTGTGCAAGGTTAAAGCGCCTTGAACAGATCCTATTAGCTACTACTGCATTTATTATTGCCACGCTAATTGCGATTGTACTGAAGTTAAATTGATGTGGCGGACGAACTTGGACTATTAGCCGGGGCTAAAGGACTTAGCGAAGGGATTGCCACTGGTAGAAAAGCCGGTCAAGAGATTGCAAAGAATATTGAAGATGCCCAAAAAGAAGGCATTGAGTTAGCAAGAAAAAAGACGTTAGATCATATCCGTGAACGTAAGGAAGCGGAGTTTAAAAAGCAACGGGCCATTTTTAAAGCCCTTGACGAGTACCGACAACGAAAGGTAATTAGTGATGAAGAACATCGTCTTAAAATTGATTTCATTAAAAAGTATGGCACAAAAGAGTGGGAGCAAGTTCTCAGAATTAAAACAGACATTGAAAAACTGGAAAGAGAAGATCAGCAGTTTTTTAACACGGAACTAAAAAAGGTACGGTTAGTCCAATGGTACTGTTTCCTTGCAGCCTTGATCGTAACCTTGTGGCTAAAATTTATTCTAGGCGTAATATGAAGGACGATGACGACTTTAATATGTTTATGTGGGCTTGGGTTGTTGGAACTTGTTGGATAATCTTTGGTTTTTATTTAGCTTGGGGATCTTAAATGGATGCATTACTAGGAATACTTAAGGGCGTTGCCCCTGTATTAGCAACCGCAGTTGCAGGACCTGCCGGTGGAGCTGCCGTAGGTTGGATAGCGTCTAAGTTAGGTATTCCAGACGATACAATCGAAGGGGTTACTCAAGCCCTGACCGGGAACCCTGAGATGGCCATGAAGCTTAAGGAACTAGATCTTGAGTATGCCAAGTTAGATGCCCAAGACCGTGATTCAGCTCGTAAAGCTTATGCTGCCGTAGCTACCAGTGAATATGCTACTAAACTAGAAAAGTCCGTTGTTCCTGTTCTAGCCTTAGGCGTGGTTGGTATTGCGTTCTTGTTGATCGGTGTCTTAATGTTTGTCGATACTCCGAACGACCAACAGCAACTAGTTATCTTTGCATTAGGCTTTATCACAAGTGCTGCGGGCCAGGTACTTTCTTTCTATTTTGGATCTAGTCAAGGCTCCAAGGACAAGACCGAAGAGATCAAAGGAATGATTAAAAAATGACGAAAATAACAGAACACTTTACGCTTGAAGAGCTTACTCATACTGACCATCGGCAATTTGATAACACGCCAAACGAATCAGAGTCCAAGAACCTTGAACGTTTAGCCCTGTTACTTGAGCAGGTTAAGGAGATCCTTGGTGGCAAACCCATCATGATCAACTCAGCTTTTCGCTGCAAGCAAGTCAATGATGCCGTAGGATCAAAGGACACTAGTCAGCACCGCATTGGTTGTGCTGCCGATATCCGTGTACCAGGGATGACTCCTGACGAGGTAGTAAAAGCAGTCATTGCTTCTGGTATTGGATATGATCAGATCATTCGCGAGTTTGACCGCTGGACACATATCAGTGTTCCAAACACCGTGGATACCGCGCCTCGTCGTCAGGCATTAATCATTGATAAAGCAGGAACCCGTGCATTTTCACCAAGGAGTTAATCATGCCAGCTAAACAAGGACTATACGCAAACATTCACGCTAAACGTGAACGGATTAAAGAAGGTTCAGGCGAAAAAATGCGTAAACCAGGAACCAAAGGTGCACCTACCGCTAAGGATTTTAAAGACTCGGCTAAGACAGCCAAGAAGTAATATCCTCACCAAGGACTTGGGCAGCAATGTTCTTCTTTGCTCTCAAGGCCTTGATGATCTTCTCATCAATCGTACCAGCTACGGTAAGGTCAACATAGTTCACTGACTTGGTTTGACCGATCCGGTGGGCACGATCCTCTGACTGTAGGCGATGTTCAAGGTTATAACTATTTGAATAGTAGACCACGGTCGTTGCTGCGGTCAAGGTAATACCATAGCCTCCCGTCGACGGGTTACCTATAAAGTATCTTACACTGGGATCCTCTTGGAAACGCTTAACTGCGTCAGACCTATCATCTGTACTAGTGTCGCCAAAGTAACTAACCACGGACTGCGGACCGTAGATCTCCTTTAGCTTAGCTTGAATGGTCTTGATATCTTCTACATACGTAGCCCAAATGATTACCTTGTCATCAGCTTCCTCTAGTACATCAACTAGTTCTGTTAACCGATTGTTAGGTACCTTAATGATCTCGCCATCGTCACTCTTAAAATGTCCGCAGGTAATCTGATGCAGTCGAAGGATCTGGGTTAATACATTGTCAATGGTTAAGACCTTACCTTTAAGCACGGCAACGGCAATGTCAGCTACTTGTTTATATAGTTGTTTCTGTTCCTTGGTTAGTTCAACATATCTATATTGATAGATTTTTGCTGGTAAGTCTAGACAATCTACCTTCTTAACCCGGTAACTAAAACTCTGTAACGACTTAGTCAACTCATCTAGCTTTCTAAACCCAGTGATCTTCTTAAAGCTGCGGTTGCCGGCCTTGATATCGACCATGATAGCATAGCGGTTTCTAAAGGTGTAGTAACTGCTAAAGCCTAACAGATGCGGGTTCAAGAACTGGGCTTGACTGTAGATGTCTAATGGACTACGGGTCACTGGTTCACCAGTAAGGATACGCCGATACTTGGCATGCATACCGGTCTTGATTACATTCTTTGTGCGCTGTGCTCCTGGGTTCTTAATCGTAGTTGATTCGTCAACTACCATGATTGTACGTCCGCCAACGTCCATAAATAGCCTGGCAAACTTTGTACCCTTGTCCGTGCTAAAGGCTTCAACGTTCATGACTAAGATTCGTAGATCGTCTGATTGCTTTAGGATCTGGTCTAATGCCTCTTGTTCTGCCTTTCTAGGTGCTGCATGCCAAGATGCGACCTGATACCTAACATGGTCAGGCAAGTGCGTTGGTATCTCCTTGGTAATCCAGTTCATATAGACACCCTTGGGCGCGACAATAAGAGCTGACTGAATCCGACCTGAGTCATAAAGATAGGCAATCGAATCAATTGCTACCTTTGTCTTGCCAGTTCCCATCTCCATAAACAAAGCAAACTCATCTTTATCCTTCGACATGTCCCAGGCTTTGGCTTGATGTGCGTATGGCTTTGTCTTAAAAGGATAAGCGTTACTATTCTCCATAATTAATCCCGTTCTCTCGGTTAATCCTAGTTATCCGATTTCGTAAAAAAGGTTGGTTTGAGGTTGGATTAGGTGCAAATTCTGTTTTGCCCTAGTCATTCCCACGTAAAATACCCGAGCTTCATCGTCTGGGTACTGTTGCATATATTTGTATGACCTTGCAGCCATGTCAGTTAGAATTAAAACATTGTCTGCCTCACCACCTTTGACAGCGTGGATCGTATTGATCTTGATCCGTGGATCTGCGGTTAAACTTTCACCTTGCCTGCGTGCAGCAATGTAATACTCGCGTTCGGCGGCAGAGATGTAAGTCAAACGCTCGTGCCAGATTCCAGGTTCTAATTTAATGTCAGTTAAAGAATAGGTACGTTCCTTATCAGTTCGTTTTCTAAGACCCATGAACCGGTAAACTAACTTCAATGCTTCACCATTAATGCGTTCACCTTTACATAGCCTAGTCCAATTAACAATGGCCTTTAATGAATCATTCTGTAAAGGAGACTTCTTCATACTCTCAAACGGATAACCAGACTTCAAACAGGTTTCTTCAAGTTGTCTTGTGAGATAGGCGTTACGTGCGAGTAAGAGCCATTGTCCTTTGCTGAAGTCGACGGCATCTGGTGTAAAGTGCCAGTTAACGTTACCTTGTATCTCTGCTGGTTTGAATCGTTTGGGGACTCGGTTCTGGATACATGAGAGGAGATTAGTTGCCACCGCATGCACTGCCCTGGGCACCCGATAAGACTGATCGAGGATAACACGGCGTCCGGGTAGATGTATAAGTCTTTCAACATCGGCTCCGGCCCATCGATAGATAGCTTGATCGTCGTCACCTGCGACATATTTATCCTCCACATTAGTTGTTAATTTTTCAACGAAGTCCCACTGTAAGGCAGATAGATCTTGGGCTTCATCGACAAATACAGAATCTAGTTTAGGACTATGACCATGTTCTAACCACTGTTCTAACAGATCTGTAAAGTCGTGCAGCTTGTGGATCTTCTTGTATTGCTTCAAGGTCCGTGAAACCCGGTCTAGTTCGTTCCAATCGATCTCATCGTCGCCAGATTCCTCATATATCTTTCGTAAAGGTTTACGCGTAATCCTAGCTAGATTGTCTAAGAAGAAATACCGGTCGCCAAGCGGCATCCCCTGTAATAGACCATCTTCATTGTTAAACGAACCACTGACCTCGATCCCTAGCTTTTCACCTAGTTCGGTATAGTTAGTACGTTGCAGCATGCCAGAGGGTTTCATCCCTAGTTGCATAAAGGCAAGACTATGAATGGTTCTGAAGTACGGCATATCATCAGCGGTAAAGCCAAACCGTTCGGCTGCCCTAGTCCTAGCTTCATTTGCTGCCTTACGCGTAAAGGCGATATACCCAATTCGATTAGGTGAGATACCGCGCTCTAAACGTTCTTCAATAAACCGCATACCAGTCGTGGTCTTGCCTGTGCCTGGTGGTCCGAAGACAATGGTCCACGTCAAAATACTTCCTCGTTCCCTTGAATCTCAGGCGTATCAAAGTTGCCATCGTGCTTCTCAAACTCACTGATTGCCCAGATGTTAATACCCTTTCCTTTGATATTAAAGAAGTGGTGCTCAGCTCCGTTCTCTCGTAAGATTGAAGTAACCTGGTGGACCTTGTAATCCCTGAAATGATGACGATCTAAGAACGCCATTAAGTCTGCCATCCTAAAGAAGTGCTTACCTTCATCAGTCCATGGTTTACCAAGAAGGATCTCTTCTTTAACCTTGGCTTGTACCCTGCCAGTACAGAATCGTTCGATGTATTCAAACAGTTGTCCGACAGGCGAAGCATCTGGTGGTGCTTCAATGATGGTTAAGTTTTCTAATAGATGATTGACTAACTTAGTCCATGCAATGTCGTTCATCTTGGCTGGCAAGACGTTTAGACGTTCCATGCACTTGCGCTGGAACCTACGCTGATTATGTAAGTCGTCTGTTTCTAATTCTAAACGACCGCCGCCATCAACGTCGAGGAACCAGATGGGAGGAAGAGTGTTAAACTTAGTAAGACTATGTACAGCAGGCATATCAGTAGAAGTCCCGACACCAAACTTACGAAGCTTGCAAACAGCAGCATTGCAATAGGGTGCGACAGGAGGCTTGCTGCACGTGTACTGGTACTCTTTTCGTTTGGCTGACTTGATGACACCTTGCACCTCACTACTAGATAGGGGAGGATCCATCAAATCGATATTAAAACCTTCGAGCTGAGACTCCCAGTTGTCCGGACTTTTCTTCCTACAGTATACAGCAATATTGAATAGTCCGTTGTTTCTTGTCCCTTGTGGAAAACCTTTAGTAGATAGATGCTGCAAGCACGGTGGTCCGTCTTCAAACCCGGCCTTTACATTGATTACTAAATCATCTAGCTGTTTAGCGGTAAAGCGATTGGCCATTACCTTTTCAATAAAAGCTTCTGGCTTCATACCCTGGCACCATCTGGTTTCGCCAAAGTAAGGCATATTGATCCATTGACCGATATCCCCACGATCCGCGAGGATTTTGGTTTGCTTCGGAAAAATTTCGCAGCCACCAAAGCCCATGTAAGCTGCTAAGTCCTTTAATCGTTGCTGCATGATGCCAGCATCAACCCATTCAGAAGTAAATAGATACAAGTGGATTCCACCAGACTTACTAGCACAGGGGAATAACGGAACCTTTAGTTCTTGAATGGCAGCATTAATTTTAGGTAGGTCAATACTGCCGTCGTATGTGTCAATATCGATAGCACCAAACTTACACATTGACTGGTCGTTAATTGGAATAACGCCAAGTCCTTGTTTACCTTCAAGGTGTTGTAACCACAGATCTTTAGTGACTGGTTCACGAATTGTAGTAGCTTTGCCAGTTAACTTATTGTCCTGACGACTGCCCTTAATTACGTATGTCCCATGAGCCCGTGGTAACCCCTCGAAAATTTCCATGAAATTTTCTACAAGCATAAATAAACCAGGGATTGTGAGTCCCTGGCCCTCTGTTAAAAGTGTTGCACGGTTTCGGCTTGATCTTGCTCAGGGGCTGCGGTCTTCACAGTACCTGACGAGACTTGTTGGGCAAAGTCACGAGCAGCTTGATAAATACCGGCGTCAGTAACTGGACCGATTGTATCGATGGTCCAACCAAACCACGCACCTTTATCATTCTGTTCTTGGATGGTGCCTAACTTATACATATGACTAAACCTTGCAGGAGTAACCATGCCATTAGGACCTTGGACTTTTAAGTTGTTCATCAAGCTGTTCCATCGGCGATTCTTCTTCAGTTGCGTGCTTGACATCACAATCAAGCCTGGCTCAATTGAACCTGAATCAGATACCGATAGTACAAAATGATACGCTGTTTCAACTAACACGTTGCCAGTTGCTGTAGTCAATTTGCCATCAATATTTTTGGCAGTAGAAACTACGTCGCTGGTGATGGTGTGTTGGCCTACTAATCCGCCGCCACTTGCACGTGGGCGCCATTCAACAAACTCGCGCTTGTATGCGCAAGGGATTACCTTAATCTCTTTATAAGATTGCTCGGTAACAGTATTAAAGATCATGCCAGCCTTGGCACCTTCAATTGTGTCACACTGAGGCGATAGTTTTTGTAGCACATTAAAGAATGGAATAGCCATATCTTGACTAGTCATATTCTCTAGACCCATACCAGCGTCTGCTGCAAAGTCAATCACCATCAAGGCACCACCTTGATCTTTAGGTTTGATATCATTTTTAGCCATCTGAGTTATCCTTTCTTGATGGAAGTTTTTTGCCCAATGTAAATACCTAACAGATCAAAGGGCAGATTTTGACCTGTCTCTACCTGTTCACGCACAAACGCTTTAAACGTCATTGGATGAACGCCGGTCTTGTCAGTAAAGGAAGTACCTACTTCGACTAAGTGAGCCTTAAATTCAGCTGCACTGCTGTCTTCACCTTTACCAAAGCTAACGGTCACGTCATTCTTAATCAGGTCTCCATGACCATGATCGCGAAGCCATGACATTGCTTCTTCATACTTTTCTTTTGGCGGGTTTGCCTGGTAATATGGCTTGACAGTAACCTTGCTACCGTCTAGCAACTTAACCTCGGACAATCCACATTCAGCCAAAGCTTCGGGTAGATCCTTCTCAGAGACCTGAGTTAGTTCTTCTTTCTTAGCCTTAAGCTGATCTTCAAGATCAGTAAGTTCTTGCTCTAATTTAACTTGACGAGCTGCTAATTCGCCAACAATCTTTAGACTTTCGTCTGATGCAAAGTGTTCTTCAGAAGTCATCTTCTCTCCTCATTAAATCATATTCAACTACGTAATACCGCATCTCTTGCCGATCCCACTTTAATAGTTTCATACGACCGTTGTTTAACATACACGCCACCGCTCCGGCAGCTGCTATGGCGGCAGGATCGCCAACCATTAACAAGTAATCATTGTCAGAAAACCTTGCAAGGCCACGTTTTAGGCGGCTGATGGTAGGTCCTGCTGAAAATGCTACGTTGCCCGGGGGTAACAAGATGCGTAAATCGCCATACTGCTCGGCTGGCAGCAGATTGATTCCACGTGCTTCTTGCACCACATATACTGTCATCATTTCTCCTTTCTGAATATTAGTATATCACATTATTGCCAATAACTTACAAAGTAAATATTAAATCTGCAATTGATTTCCATGCATACGGTTTTGTAAACACAAACGACTCCTCAAGATGGCTGAGATGCAGCTTACAGGACTTGCTTGTTACTCCTTCAATCTTATCCATATGGTTCAACAATTCTTCTCCAGTGAAAATTAGAATCTCGTCGCCGTAGCGGGTGACGAAAAAGATTCGGCCTTTTTCCGCAACGCGTCGTACACAGAATGCCACTTGTGAGGTTCTAAGAAAGATGTAATGTCCCTTAGCAACCTTAAGTTCAAGCCAAACTTCAACGCCCTTGTGACAGATGTTAACATCAGGTGTTCCTATGCCAGCTGTGTTTTCAATACGTGTAACGTGGCCAGGAAGATTCGTCTTCATCAGGGCCCAAAAGGTAGACTCTTTCATTTACTTTCTCCAAGGCAAGTCCATCAGCCCACACATTACTGTAAACGCTTTTTAGTGCGGGGTTTGCTGCGTCTTTAAAATTGTCATAGTCAATATTAGCAATCATCTGGATAATGACCGCTTGCACCTGACCACGAGGTAAACTAACACGCCAATGGTAATCAGCGTTTGGTGTATACTTAGGCAGCGAATGTGGAAATACCTTAGTGATATGCTCTGACTTACGAGCGCGCACTAATAAGAAACTCTTATCGTTTCGGTTTTCAACAATGCTTAACAAGCCTTCGGTGTGGAAGATCCACATATCAATTCTCCTTTATTTAATCTCACCCCAATTAGGTCCTATTTCTAAATCGACCTTTAATGGAACATTTATTTTAACACAGTTTTCCATAATCTCTTGAATCTTTTTGCCTTCATTACTGTCAGTGATACTGAAGTCTAGTTCATCATGGACTTGCAAGTGAGCAACATAACCTTCTTTATATAAGTCAACCATTGCCTTCTTAGTCATATCAGCAGCCCCGCCTTGAATAAGCGCATTCAATGACTTATGGACCATGGACCGTCTCAAGGGTCTACCAGCCCATACACGTTCAGCATCTTCCCTGGTCAATGGCTGTTCACGGTTTGGCCAAGTGTTTTGGGCATCAGCCGGTTCCCAAAGATTAAAGTGACGCTTACGACCTAGCAATGTCTTAATAAATCCCTTGTCAGCTACTGATTGGCTGCACTTGTGAGCAAGTTGCCTTACAAACGGAACACGTTGATGATACTGTTCAAATAAGGGTCTTGCCTCTTCATTACTTAAACCTAGTTGGGTAGCAAGCTTATACACACCCATGCCATAAAACATGCCTAGGTTAATGACCTTGGCTTGCTTA